CATGGAAAAGCGATACAGCAAGAAGTATGAGGAACTAGGTGATGTTGAAGAGTTGCGAGCCCTAAAGGCTCAACAAGAACAAGCCAGAACGCAGGATCAAATCAAGCGTGGTGAGTTTGAAAAGACACTTCAAGAACTTGCAAGTAAAAAAGATGCTGAAATCGCTCGTCGTGACAGCATCATTCGGGAGTATAAGGTCAACACGCCTTTGGTCTCAGCCGCGGCAAAACATCGTGCTGTCAACGCTGATCAAGTCAAAGCCTTGTTAATGCCCCAAGTCCGCTTGAACGGTGAAGGTGAAGTAGAGGTAGTTGGTTCAGATGGTTCAGTGCGTTATAATGATCGCGGTGAACCTCTAGCAGTAGAAGATTTTGTGGCAGAATGGTTAAACCAGAATCCACACTTTGTTGCACCAGGTCCCTCAACAACCAACACAAGATCTAGTGTCAACCATTCTCATGATGAAATTGACATTAGCAAATTAGATATGAAATTGGCTGAGCATCGCAAATTGTATGCACAGTTGAAATCACAAAAGAAATTTTAACCTTAAAGGAATTAGAGAATGGCTTATCCATCAGTATCAACAACTAACCAAAACAGCGAACTGTTTGCACCGTTAGTTACCCAAGCCCAATACGCGGCTTATGAGAATTCAGTTGCTCGTCAACTGGTAACAGTATTTGACGCACCCAACAACACTGGCAAAACATTGCAAGTGCCAGTATGGGCTAGTATCTCCGCACAAAACATCACAGATGAAGCGGCCGCTACTGTCAAAACAACAGACACCACAAGTGCCACAATCACACTAAGCGAACAAGTTGTATATCATCAAGTCACAGACATGTTGCGTGACTCAGCATACAACGATGTATTTGCACAGTTGGGTGACCAGTCTGGTCGTGCTATTGCAGAAGGTATGGACACACAAGTGTTTGCTACTTTCTCAAGTTTCAGCACAGACTTGGGCACAGCCAACACAGCAGTAACAGCACAGACCATCATGAAGGCAGCCGCTACCCTGCGTGGCCGTAAGTTGACAGGTCCTTTCTACGCTGTGTTACACCCAGCACAAGCCTACGGTATCAAGGCCAACTTGACACAAACAAGTTCTTATGCCGCAGTATCTAATGTTGGTAACCAAATTTTGGACAGTTTCTACATCGGCTCAATCGCTGGTGTTCAGATCTTTGAATCAGCATTGGTTCCAGCAAGTTCTAACGCCAACAATGCAGTTGGTGCTGTGTTTGTTCCAAGTGCAATTGGCCAGGCCATGCGTGGTTCAATCGACATGAACACATTGTATCTACCAGCCTCTCGTGCAACAGATGTTGTGCTAAAAGCAGTTGCAGGTGCCGCAATTCTAAACAGCACATTTGGTGTTGCAATTACAGGTCCTAGCGTAATCAGTTAACGGAAATATACACCATGGCTTTCATTACCAACAATTCAACAGTGATTAGTTTTGCAGAATACCAAGATGTATTGGATGCAGACCAACGCCTGTTTGAAGCGAATGAAGGCCTGACTGACGATGTTATTGAAACTGTATTGATTCGTAGCACAGAAAGAATATTGAGTCTTATCAAGCACAGCGACTGGTGGCGTGATCTCTATGTGAGAACCGTGGCCAATCCTGTGCTTCGTAACAAGAGCGATGTTCCTGATGTGACAGCCGCCAAGATCATCTCTAGACAACACGATTTCACTGATCTCTGTGTTTTCTACGCCATGTATTTTTACATCCTACCCAAGATCGCAGATTTTAGTAGTGAAGACAATGCAGAGCGTGCCAAGATTGGTTTCTACCAGGGCAAGTTCCAATTGCTGTTTGATGAATTAATCAACGCAGGCGATTGGTATGATGTGTCTGGTGATGGAACCATCACTGGTGAAGAGAAGTATCCTGGCAATTATATGCTGAAGAGAGTAAGATGAGAGACACCATACTGACCTACCTTAAAGCAAATGTCAAAAGTCTTGGCACATTCAAGATTAGTGATCAATTGCCTTGGTTAGATTCAGGTCAACCATTATACCATCACAACAAAAAGCATATCTATGTTGATACAGCCAACAGTCAACAACAGCCTGTGATTGACACATTCAATCTTGCAGGCACAGTTAATGAAATAACAACAGTCAGTGTTTATTTCGCAAACGACGCTAAAAAATTACCCTCTGAGTATAGTCAGGTCGTAGATGTTGTCAAAGCCGCCCGTCTCGCAACAGGCACTGAGACTTTCATTCAACGCACCGTAAATGTCACAAACACTTTCGTTGGCGACGACTTGATCACTCACGCAGAGTTTAGTTTTAGAAAATTACTCACCAATTAAAAGGATTTAGAACATGAGTTATATCACACAAGCCCCAGGTGCCACAGGTTATGTCACAGTATATGTGCAGGCCTATGACGGCACAGGTGCCTTGGTTTCTGGCAATGTTCAAGTGCCCGCCCTACAAGATATCACTATCAACAATAGTAATGATGTTTTTACATGGGAACAACTTGACAGCGGCAGTAAACTACAGGTAGCCACCTTATCAACCAACAGCATTGCCACCAACATTGTGGTTGATGACACAACTTTCTTTGGAAATGCGTCAGCAACTTCAGGTTCAGCAACCAAGTTGGGCATCTTTGGTCTAAGCAAAAACAAGACCCTAGTAAAAGCCACATTGAATTTTGGAACACGAACAATCACAGCCAATGCGTATGTGACTGGTCTAAGCCCAAAAATCACAGCGGCTCAACCAGTATGGGTAAGTCCAATGACATTGACTGTCACTGGCGATTTTACCAATACTTAATTGACGGTGCCGACTGGGCCTAACCCGCCCAGTTTCCTGTAATAGATCAATGGAAATACTAGATACAAAGACCAACACGGAGTTACTACGCAGTATACTCGCGGAGATTGCCAAAGCACAGAATGAAATTCGTCATGGCAAGGCAGATATAGAAAAAGCACAAGGCAGGATCAATTTCCTACTTGTTGTTGTAAACAAAATGATTGAACGAACAAAGGATTAACAGATGAAATTAGTAGAAATAGCACGAGAACCCACCCTGGTCCGATTGACTCTTGATGATGCAGATACCATTGCAGAGTTTAACGAACCATTAGAATTTTGGATTTACGATCGCCAACCCATAGATACATTCTTACGGTTTGCAGGCCGTGGATCAGAACACACAGCCATGATTGAAATTGTCAAGCAAATGGTGCTTGATGAATCAGGTGCTCCTGTGATCCGTGACAACGCAATATTACCCAACAAGATCATGTTACGAGTAGTGTCCAAGTTGATGGACTACTTGGGAAACTAACTGGAGGCGGCATTGACCAAGACGAGGCACACATTAATATGATACTAGCCATAGATGGATTAGGTGAAAGATATAGTGTATTGCCCAGTGAGGTCATGCAACGAGCCTCCACCTTTGATATCTATGTGTTGAATACTGTGCGTCATTGGACCAATCGCCAGGCCGCTTTGCAGGCGGCAGGAGTAGATCGTGCTGTGCCACATCTAAGTCAAGACCAACTGCAACAGATCATGACTGACTTTAAGGAACAACAATGACATTAGAAGTAAAATGTGACATAGCGGCCGCTGTCAAACAGTTAACCTCGTTACGAGGTGTTGCACCAGCAGTGATGCCTCAGGTATTTCAAGAGTTTTATCGCATGACACCTGTGGATCGTGGCAATGCCAAACGCAATACTCGTCTCAACGGTAATAAGATTGAAGCCCGCTATCCATATGCACAAGTGTTGGATGATGGTCGCAGTTTTCGTGATGGACAAATGCGTGGAAGCACCCAAGCACCACAAGGCATGACACGACCAGCCTTGACACTAATGGCTCAATTGGTGCAGGCATATATTAAAAAGGTAAATGGCAATGGCTGATCTAAGCGTAACCCTGGTATTAAACGATACGGAATTCAATGGCAAACTTACAAGTGCTACAGGCAATGTAGAGAAGTTAGGCCGTCAAGCAGAGGCCACCTCCGCCAACACAGTGACAGGCTTTGGTCGTATTGCCACCGCTACTGAAGCCCTGCAACGCAAGATGGAAACACTGACCACTGTGCTGTTGGGTGCAGGTGCTGTGGAATTTGCCAAACGCAGTATGGAAATGGCTGATACCATCACTGACCTGAGTGCCAGCACTGATGTGTCAATACCCAAGATCATTCAGTTGCGTGAAGCATTTGAAGCCAATGGTGGAAGTGCAGATAGACTGTATCGTATTTTGAATCGCTTGAGTCAGAGTCTGTTTGATGCCAGAGAAGGCTCAGCAGTGGCACAAGAGAACTTCTTGAAATTGGGTCTAAGTTTCCGTGACATGGCCAATTTGAACACTGAAGAAACATTTGGTCGTGTGATTGAGCGGTTGGCCACCATGTCTGATGTGACAGAACGACAAGCCCTGGCATTCCGTGTGTTTGGCAAGGATGCCATGAAGATTGATTGGGCTGGAGTTGCTGAAGGCACCAGAGGTGGCACTGAAGAATACATGCGATTCACAGGAGCCCTGGAACGAGCAGGCCAAGCACATGACAAATTGGCGGCCGCCAGTGAAAAGTTACTGTTGGCATTTGTGAACCTGTTGGACATTGCTGGTGTTACCTCAGCCATCAACAGCGCCAATGATGAAATGGAAAAGTTTGAACGGATTGTGGCCATTGCAGGAGCGGCCATTGTGGCCTACTTTGGTGCCAAGACAGTGATCATGCTGGTGGAATTTGCAGGAGCCCTGACCAAGATAACAGAAGGTATGTTTGCTCTAGCAGGTGCCAGTGCTGTGTTGGAAAAGAGCACAGCAATTGGTCGTATTGTGAGTATTGCTACTCTGCTAGCCACGGCGGGCGTTGCCTACCTAGGCTACGACAAAATAAGCGAAACCATAGCAGAAAACGACAAAAAACGCACAGAAGAGGCAGTCAAGAACCAAGAAAAACTAGACGCCGCCAAAGGTCCCAAGAGCGAAAAGCCTGCTGTGGTTCCTGCTTGGCAAAAAGAAATTGTTGGCCTGGATCAACTCAGCGAAGCCTATCGTAGAACCAATGATGAAGTCATCAACAAGATCAACATTGATCGTAAGTTATTGGGTGTGGGTGAAGATGAAAAGCAATTAAGAACAGAACTCACCAACATAACCAAGAGTTACAATAACCAAATTGTGGACTTGAACAATCGCATTGCACAAGAAACAGCAACACCACAGAGTGCGGCCCGTGATGCCAGAATTGGTCAATTACAACGAGAGCGACAAGAAGTCACAGCCCTGTATGATGAATACCTGGTCAAACTACCTGAAGCCATTCGCCTGGAACAACAAAAGGCCTCAGCCCTACGCGATAGTGCCTACAGTTATCAACTCGAACTTGACATCACTAGACAAGCCAATCAACTGATTGATCAGGCCAACAAGGCCAGTCTTACACAGAATCAACAGAAGTATTATGACTTAACTGTGCAGGCTCGTGAGTATGCTCGTGTTAGAATTGAAGCAGAAGAAAAGTTATTGGGCTATGATGAAGCAGGCAAGAAGATTCTTCTAAACGCAGAGCGACGCAATGCCATCACAGAAGAAGCCACACGAGCCACAGCCAGCCTCAATGATGTTTTACGCCAAAGCATAGAAACCAATGCCAAATTCAGCACAGGTTGGTCAACAGCAATGAATCAATACATTGAAGATGCCACCAACGGTGCCACAGTGGCCCGTAAGGTATTTGAAGATGCCACACGCGGTATGGAAGACAGTATCTTAAAGTTTGTGAAAACAGGCAAACTCAGTTTCACGGACTTGATCAATACCATTGTGGAAGATCTATTACGCAGTCAAATTCGTCAGTTAATGGCCAACATGCTGGGTGGGGGCGGAGGAGGCGGAGGAGGCAACATATTTGCTGGCCTTGGCAAAATCTTAGGCTTTGCCAATGGTGGTGCTGTCACAGGCAATAGACCCATTGTGGTGGGCGAAGCCGGACCAGAACTGTTTGTGCCCACTGGATCAGGTAATATTATCCCCAACAATCGTCTGGGATCAGGTGGTGGATCAGTAAACTATTATATCAATGCAGTTGATGCACCCAGTTTCCGTGCCCTAGTGGCCCGTGACCCACAATTTATACACGCAGTGGCACAGGCAGGAGCCAACTCCTACGCCATGGCCGCAAGATAAGGAACCCCAATGACCACAACAGCATTCCAATACATATTTGACCGAGCACAGACCATCACAGTGGATCGTCGTGCAGTCACAGCACAGACCATATCAAGAGATTCCACAGTAAGAACCATAAGCCGTGGTGGACAAGTATGGCGATTCACAGTGGCTGTGCCCACATTACCCTGGTCAGAAGCCAG